TGGTGGACGTAATCCCCGTGTCTGATCCGAACGCTGCCACGATGGCGCAGAAGATTGTGCAGTATCAGGCTGTGCTCCAGCTGGCGCAGACAGCGCCGCAGTTGTACAACCTACCTGTGCTGCACCGCCAGATGATTGAGATTCTTGGTATCAAGAACGCGAGCAAGCTTGTGCCGATTGAAGATGATGCGGTGCCGCAAGACCCAGTGCAGGAGAACCAGAACTTGCTGATTGGCAAGCCGGTCAAAGCGTTCATCCAGCAGAACCATGAGGCTCACATTCAGGTCCACATGGCCGCGATGCAGAATCCGAAGATCATGCAGCTGATGCAGATGAACCCGCAGGCGCAGGCTATTCAGGCGGCTGCGATGGCGCACATCAACGAGCACATTGCGTTTGAGTACCGCAAGCAGGTTGAGATGCAGTTGGGCACACCACTACCGGGCGAAGAGTCTAACAAAGACATTTCACCGGAGATGGCCGATCAGATTGCCATGATGGCTGCGAAGGCATCCGCCGTTCTCTTGCAACGTGACCAGCAGGAAGCCAAACAACAGCAGGCGCAACAACAGATGCAGGACCCCGTGGTACAGATGCAGCAGCAAGAGTTGCAGATTCGTCAGCAGGAGCTCCAGCTTAAAGCTCAGAAACAGCAAGCAGAAGCGTCAGCTAAAGCAGCCCAACTGACTATTGAGCACTCTCGCATTGAGGCACAGAAAGAGATCGCAGCAATGCAGGTGGGGGCGTCAGCAGCCGCTGCGCGGGACAAACTTAAACAGCAGATGGAGTCGGAAGGGGTTCGTATGGGGCTTGACGCTGCCAAACATCGCGCTCAAATGTCCATGCAACAACGCCAGTACGACACTAGGTCTACTAGAAAGGATAAAAATTGAGCGATCACACACTCTTATCCGTAACAGTTAAGGAGATCAACAAGCTCCGAGACGATCAGGTATCCCACCTATCAAACGGTGGTGCAAAAAGTTTTGACGAGTATCGTCATGTCTGCGGGGTTATCCGGGGTCTGACCCATGCAGAATCCATAATTAAAGACCTCGTGCAAAGATCGGAGATGAGTGATGACTGATTTTAATGTCGCTGCGGTAGACCTTTCGGGGATTTTGAACGAATCAGCTGAGGAGAAGGCGAAGCAACTGCCTGATCCGAAGAGATTTATGCTTCTTTGCGTAGTCCCCGAAGCTATGGAAGCGTACGCTAATAGCGAAGTAGGTATCGTAAAGTCCAGCCAAGCCATGATGTATGAAGAGGTGCTTACCCCTGTTCTATTCGTCGTGAAGTTGGGCCCTGACGCATACGCAGACAAAACCCGGTTCCCCAGTGGGCCGTCGTGCAAGGAAGGTGACTTTGTCATCGTCCGACCAAATTCAGGAACCCGCCTGAAAATTCATGGCCGTGAATTCCGGATCATCAACGATGACTCGGTTGAAGCAGTTGTGGAAGACCCGCGTGGTATTACGCGTGCATCGTAAGGAGTAAATCATGGCAACAAAGTTTGATGATGACTATGAGTTTTCTGATGAAAAGGAAACTAAGCAGTCGAAAGCTGCTGCTGAAGAGGACAAACTCGATATAGAAATTGAGGACGACACCCCCGTACAAGATCGTGGTCGCAAGCCCATGAAGGAGCCGGTGGAGGAGCCCACAGAAGACGAACTCGCCACATACGACGAGAAAGTCCAAGCCCGTATCAAAAAGTTCACTCGTGGATATCACGACGAGCGACGCGCCAAAGAAGAAGCCCTGCGAGAGCGGGAAGCAGCTGAGACGTACGCCCGGCAGATTCTTGAGGAGAACAAGAAACTTCAACAGCAGCTCTCTACTGGGAGCAAGGCTTACATTGAGACTTCACAAGAGGCAGCAGCCGCTGCGTTGGTCGCCGCCAAGAAGAAGTACAAAGAAGCCTACGACTCTGCGGACCCGGACGAGTTGGCCGACGCACAGGCAGAAATTACTCGGGCGACGCTCAAAATAGAGCGTACGTCTGATATGAAGCCTATTGAGGTAGAAGAGCGGGAGTTTAAAGCCCCGGCTAACACCGCGCCAAAGGTCAGCCCACGGACGCAACGTTGGATAGAAAACAACAGAGACTGGTGGGGTAGAGACGAAGAAATGACGTCTGCCGCACTAGGGCTTGACAAGAAATTACAACGCGAGTATGGTGTCGAATATATTGGTAGCGCAGATTACTTCAAAACAATCGACAGCACCATGCGTAAAAGATTTCCTGAGCATTTTGAAGATGTTCAGAGCGACGAGGAAGAATATGACCCGCCTCCTAGAAAGAGGTCAGAACCGGCTTACGAGGATGAAACCACGCGCCGTGCAACAAAGCCAAGTTCCGTTGTGGCACCTGCCACCCGGAGCACACCGCCTAACCGTATTCGGTTAAAGGCATCCGAAGTGGCGATAGCTCGCCGTATTGGGGTGTCAGTAGAAGAATACGCAAAACAGGTTGCTTTACTTAGAAGGAATGAATAATGGAACAGCAAACACAAAACCGTAAGAGTCGTGATTCTGAAACCAGAGTAGAAATGCTGCGCCCACAGATGTGGCGTGCGCCTGAAACTCTGCCATCACCCGACCCTCGACCTGATTGGACGCACCGTTGGGTACGTACAAGCACTATGGGTGTAGCTGATCCGGGCAACATTTCGTCGAAGTTACGCGAAGGATACGAGCCCTGCAAAGCAGAGGATTATCCTGAGCTCATGATGCACGCTTCCACTGAAGGTCGTTTTAAAGGAACGATTGAAGTGGGTGGTTTGTTGCTCTGCCGCATCCCGTCTGAGTTTTTGGTACAACGTATGAAACACTACGATGAAAAGAACAGAATGCAGATGGAATCAGTGGACAACACTTTTCTTCGTGATAGAGACGCTCGATCTAATATGGCGATGATCGTCGATAAAAAGTCGAAAGTCACTTTCGGTTCTGGTAAATAAATTTTAGGAGTCATTAAATGGCAGCTACAGCTTCTCCCTATGGGCTACGTCCCATTAACCGTATTGATGGCATGCCTTATGCTGGTGCAACTCAGACTTTTCTGATTGACCCTGCTGGCGAAGCCACCAATATTTTCTATGGTCAGGTGGTCATTATTGGCGCGGACGGCTATTTAGCCATCTCTACCGCCACTGGTGCCGACATTACGACCAACAACCTTGGCGGCAGCGGCGTCGGTGCGATCGGCGTTTTCGTCGGTTGCCAGTACGTCAATGCACAAGGTCAAGTGATTAACTCTCAGTACTACCCCTCCGGCACAACCGGTGTGGTAACAGCTAAGGTTATTACTGACCCAAGCGTTGCGTTCCAAGCACAGCTAGATGGTTCTGGCGCTCAATCCGTTTTGGGCACTAACACCTTCTTTGCCGCTGTACAAAGCACCAGCACAGGTTCCACTACAACTGGTAACTCAACCAGCGCTTTGGACGCTACAGTGCAAACCACTGCTGCGGCTTTCCGTATTGTGGGCTTTGTTGAGGTTCAAGGCTTCTCGGCAATCGGCGATGCGTTCACTGATGTGTTGGTTAAGTTCAACCCCAGTGCTCACTCGTATTTAAACAACGTCGGTTTGTAAGGAGCTAAATCATGGCTATTTCACGCGCACAACTACTTAAAGAACTTCTCCCCGGTCTGAACGCTTTGTTTGGCATGGAGTACGCTCGCTACGGTGAGCAACACAAGGAAATCTACGAGACTGAAACCTCTGAGCGTTCCTTTGAGGAAGAAACCAAGCTGTCCGGCTTTGGTGCTGCACCTGTCAAGAACGAGGGTTCTGCCATCGCTTATGACAACGCGCAGGAAGCTTTCTCTACCCGCTACACGCACGAAACCATCGCCCTTGGCTTCAGTATTACTGAAGAAGCGATTGAAGATAATCTGTACGACAGCTTGTCTTCACGCTACACCAAGTCTTTGGCTCGCGCTATGGCGTACACCAAGCAGACCAAGGCTGCGGCTGTTCTGAACAACGGTTTCACCAACTCCAGCCAGTATTACGGCGGCGACGGTGTACCTTTGTTTAGCACTTCGCACCCAACCGTAGGCGGTGGTGTTAACTCCAACACTCCTTCGACCCAAGTTGATTTGAACGAGACTTCTTTGGAAGCCTCCGTTATTCAGATCGCTGCTTGGACGGATGAGCGTGGTCTGTTGATCGCTGCTAAACCTCGTAAGCTGATTGTTCCACCTGCGCTGCAATTCGTTGCTACTCGCTTGTTGGAAACCAGCCTCCGTGTTGGCACTACTGACAACGACATCAATGCGTTGAAAAACAACGGTTCAATCCCCGGGGGCTACACCGTCAACAACTATTTGACTGACACCAACGCTTGGTTCATCTGCACAGACGTGCCTAACGGTTTGAAGCACTTTGTGCGTACACCGATGACTAATAACATGGATGGTGACTTCGACACGGGTAATGTCCGTTACAAGTCCCGCGAGCGTTATAGCTTCGGCTGGTCAGACCCATTGGGTATGTTCGGCTCGTCCGGTTCGACCTAAACGAACCAGTAGCTCGCCACAAACGGGCTATGCGAGAGGGGGCTTCGGCCCCCTTTTTATTTGTTGCGCACACCCAAATAAAGTGATATATTGCTGCTAATCCGGGCTTTCCGGTGCATTAGACAGTCCCGGCTGACGACATACAGACTAATGCGCCTAACTTGTATGTAAGGAAAAATCATGGCACGCACTACGTTTCAAGGCCCAGTTCGTTCATTGGGCGGTATCTATCAACAAGGCCCCGCCGCTGTTGTTGAAATTACAACCAGCACCACACTAAGCCCAGAAGCTCACGGCGGTCGTATCATTTCTGTCGGTGGCTCTTTGGCCGCTGCACTCACATTGACGCTCCCCGCAATCAATGTTTCGACCAACCCGACCACGTCTGGCCCCGGTCAAGACCCCAATACATTGAACAACGAAGGCGTTGTCTACACCATCTGGGTGCCTACAACTATCTCTACTAGCTCGTTGAAAATAGGTGTTACCGCTGCTTCTGGTGACTTGTACGTTGGCGCTGTAATGTCTATTGATTCAGACACATCTGGTGCTGTGGTTGCTTTCTCTGCTAACGGCTCTTCCAATGACTTCATCAACTTGAACGGTACAACTACCGGCGGCGTTGCTGGCACATGGGTTCAGATTGTGGCGATTGCTGCTGACAAGTACATGGTGACTGGGAATGTTATTGGTTCCGGCACTGTCGCTACACCGTTTGCAGACTCTTAATCAACTCAAGGGGCTTCGGCCCCGTTTTTAAAGGAGATTGATTATGAGCATGCAAACTGACGTTAAATCGCAACACGGCGGAGTTTCTGGCTTGATGGTTCCGTACCGTACTCGCCTTAAAGGCGCGGTTGTTTTTCCGTTTTCTGGTGCTACAGAGTACACCGTTTTGGTTGATAACATCAGTATCAGCGGAACTTACGCAAGAGCCACTACTACGGCGACAATTACAGCGGCTAATCATGGTTTAAGGGCTGGCGATTGGGTTTATCTGGACTGGGATTTGACGGATAACCCGTACCAAGTCCAAACAGCCGCCACTGCAAATACGTTTACTGTCACTGTTGCGAATTCGGGTGCGGCCAGCGGAAATGTCACCGTATACAACGACGTGCTGCTGCAATTGGACGCATCAAATCAAACTGGATACAGTGTGCCGATTCCCGGCGAAGGTATTCTTGCCCATCACGGCATACGCCTTTTCTTGGGAGCCAACACACATATCACGGTGTTTTATGGCTAAGAAAACCCCATCCCTTGCGGTAGGTCGCGGTGAGAAGCTGCCGGTCTCTAAAGGGGCTGGGCTGACTGCCAAAGGCAGGGCTAAATACAATGCAGCCACAGGATCAAACCTCAAAGCGCCACAGCCACAAGGCGGTGCTCGCAAGAAGTCATTCTGTGCTCGTATGTCTGGTATGCCCGGCCCGATGAAAGACGAGAAAGGCAAGCCTACCCGTAAGGCTGCTTCACTAGCTAGATGGAAATGCTGAAATGACCGAAATTACGTTAACAGACCGCGAAGAAGCCATTGCCAGAAAAGCGGCGAAGCTGGCTATCGAAGAGATGTCTGGCGAGTTCTATAAAAAAGTTGGTAAGACCGTTGTAGAAAAAGCGCTGATTTGGATTGGTATGTTGATTGTCGGCTTTGTGCTTGGCAAAGGCTGGATCGTTAAGGTTTAATATGCCAAGTAGCTCTAAAAAGCAACATAATTTCATGGCTGCGATAGCCCACTCGCCATCGTTTGCCAAAAAAGTAGGCGTCCCACAGTCTGTCGGAAAAGACTTTAACGACGCTGACAAAGGAAAAAGGATGAAAGCTAATCCAATGAACCCAAAGAATCCGCCTAGCGCTGCTAAGGCTATCAAAATCCCTAAGAGCAGCAATAACCGTGCTGACCTCCAGAAGGTAAACAATTCAAAAACCAACCAAGGCTCTGCGGAGCTTTTTAAGAAAGGCGGCGATACTATGGCTTCTAAAATGAACCCCGGCTTCATGGCAATGATGGCTAAGAAAAAAGACGGTAAAGCCGAAGGCGGTAAAGCCGACATGAAACAAGACAAATCTATGATGCAAAAGGCTGTGAACAAACACGAAGGCCGTTTGCACAAAGGCGCGTCTATGACTAAATTGGCTACGGGTGGATTCACCAAAGAAGCTAATGGCATTGCCAAGCGTGGCTTAACCAAAGGCACTCAAGTCACTATGAAGAAAGGTGGGAAGTGTTAATGGCTAAATCAGAATTTGGTTCCGCGTTTGCTGCTGCTCGTAAAGCAGGAGATAAAACTTTTGAGTTCAACGGCAAAAAATACACTACCG